GCCATCTTTGCCAACTCACCATCCTGCGCCATCTTAGCCAGGTCAAGTTGCGCCTTGGCTTTGGCTTCTGGGTCAGGAATCAGCTTGTCAATGAGCTTACCGCCAACTTCAAGTAGGGCTGTCAATGGAAACATGCTTTACTCCTTAACGTGTGCGCTCAGATCGGTTGTATTGGCCCAAGGCGCTAGGCGCGATAACGCTACCTATTGGCGCGGACTGTTGCGACAACATGCCGCCCAATTGTTTAGCTAGTTCCGGCCGTGAACGCAAAATGGCATCAATAATTGCTTGACCACCTGGACTGTATGCGCCTGGCACTGCAACCATTGCAGGAATAGCAATTTGAGGTTGCGAAAGTAGCCCAAAACCGCCACCAACTGAAGCTGCAACACGGCCTAAAGTGCTTGCGTTTGTTGGGTCGCCCAACACTTCTACAGCCGCGTCAGATATTTCTTGACCTCTTGCAAGGCCTTTGGCAAACGATGTCTTGCGCCGAGTTTGATCTTGCTGACGCACAGCAGTCGAAAATTGCTTGGGGGTAAACACGCCGCTACTTGCGCCGGAATTTGCAGCAGCTACATTAATCACTGCCAAGTCGCCGTATGCGCTGTCGATACGCCGCAGCTTTGACGTCTGCTTCGGATTTTGCGAGTACAGTTCCTTTTTCAGAACACCCAAAACATCTGTTAAAGCATCACCAATTTCTCTTTCTGAGGCGGTTGCACTGTTGACGTAATTTCCTGCTTTTTTGCGTAAATCAGACTCAAGACCCTTGTATGTTTGTCCATCAATCTTTTGACCGGCAAACTTTCCAAACACAATGTCGTTTAAAGTTTCAGTAACTTTTTGTCTTTGGTTGGCATCCAACCCTTTAGCTTTACTTAAAGAAGTAAGAATATCGCTAGTCGTCTTAAAATCTAGATCAAAAGACATTTTTGACAATACATCGTCATACTGCGCTCCCACCTGATCAGACGCGTAAGCAATCGCATCGCGCCCGATTACATTGGCGGGTAACTTGTCTTCTACTTTACCCAATGCTTTGTTTATAACGCCTTTATTAAAATCAAACAGAACGCGCTGGCGAGCGTTTTCAATGCTTGACCCAATTAGAGGTAGGTTTTGTGCGAATTCTTCAAGTGTCTTAAACTGACCACCCATTGTCTGACCGGTTGTTGGCGTGATGCCAAGATCACGCATGGTTTTCTCAGCCTTGGATACCAAAGGATTTAACACGCGGCCTACGCCGCCAACTACCTTTTCGCCAATCGGGCCAGCGACTGCTCCTTGCACAACCTGTTCTGTCTTCTGCTCACCAAAAGTTCCTTCTCCAACAGCAGGCTGCATTGCACCGCCAACAGCACCCGCCACTGCGGCTTGACCTATTGTGTTCACACCCCTAGCACGTGCCAATTGCCCAACTCTCGCAGCTGGAACAATGCTGGCTGGGTTTAAGATGTTTCCTGCGAGACGCGCTGGGTCAAAGCCCGACCCGCCCTGCGCTTGGCGTTGCGTTTGATACGCCTGTTCTTCCATCCGCGCCATTTCGTCAACTCGTTGGGCTTCTTCAGAAAAGAACTGGCTAACAGGATTAGGTGCAATGCCGCCCAAACTTGTGACGCCAGCCAAGGCGCGAGGCAACAGTTGAGCGCCGCCAGTTATAGGGTCTTTAAGGCCCATCAAAAACCCAGACGACGGAGGCGTAACAGCAGGCCCACCCGAGAGTGCTTGCGCTATTTGCGCGTCCGACATGTCATCTGGAAATTCAACAACGTCGCTGCCTACTTGGATGTATTTGGGCATCTCAATCTCCAGATATAGTTTCTATTTTGCGTGTCTGCGGGTTGTAGCGCTTTGTCGGTGCGGGTGCGGCAGCAGGCGTTACTGGCCCAATTGGCAGTGGACCGCCAGTAGTCCCAGCAGCAGTTTGAGCTTGCAAACGAGCCAAATTTTTCTGCACTTTCTTTTCACCGCTGATAAGAATACGTTTTACCGCTTCAGGTTCAAGACGTTGATCGCCAGCAACCACTTTTTGCAAATATTTTAGTTCCTCGTTAGAGTCGTTACCGCCAAACTGTACCAGTCTTGGAATAACAATTTCGCCAATATTAGCTAAGAAGACTTCGGTATTTTGTACCTTTTTAGGATCGCCTACACCAACAAATTTAGCTAAAAATTGTTTTTCTGGCCCATACGCGCCACCATAAATTCCATCACCTAATATGGTAATCGCGTCTTTAAATGCTGTTTGTAATGAGAATTGTTGTTCAACATTAGCTACATTTCCACCAATTATCTTGCCAGCTTCTTTAGCTGCCGCGCCGCTATCAATGGTTATGCCGCCAATTGAGACGTTCCCAGTGCCTTTGCCTGCGCCCTTTGTTTTGTTAGCAACGTATTCAAGCATGCGTTTTTGGAACGGCTCAGTGCCAGGTGTTAAACCCGCGTCGATAAGCTCTTGTGCAAAACCAGATAACTTTTGCGGGTCAGGGCCTTTGTAAAGCTCGATTCCCTCTGGGCTAACGAGCGCGTTTCCTACGACGTAGGGTTTAGGTGCAGCCTCTTTGCGTTCGCGTGTGGCAGCGGCGTCAGAAGCCCTTGCCGCTGCCTCATCTTTGCCGATAGAAGCTCGTTTGGCTTGTTGACCAAGAAGAATTTGCTGTAACTGCATTGCGCTCCGAGGATCACCGGCATTGTTTAACGCCACTATGCCCTGCTTCATGGAGTCATCGCTGTTGTAGTCGATCTGACCCGCTATCTGCTGTGCCATTGTGATGCGCTGCAACTCAGGGTCTTGCCCACCCAGAGCGCCGCCAATAGCACCAGCCAAGCCAGAAGCACCACGACCAATGGCGTAGTTAGCTTGCTGGAACGGGTCGAGCTTGGCGTACTGCAACGCTTGCGCGTCCATGCGGTCTTGCTGGGCTTGCTGGTAAGCCTGTGGCGTAACGCCAAATAAGGATTGAACGATTTCAGCCATGATTAAATTTCCCCGCTGTAGCTAAGTGGGACAGTTCCACCGCCGCCGTATCCATATACATTTTCAGCACCGTATTGATTTATGGCGGTCTGTGCGTTTGTGTAAGGGCTAAACAAATTACCCAAGCCTCGCTGGAATGCCGGATTCTGGCTTGCTTGTGTCAATGCAGTAGCAAACGGATTGTAGGCATTGGCCGCAAAGTTAGACTGAGCCGCTGCATTGCCGCCTTGCTGCAAAAATTGACCACCTTGAGGATTAGCAATTCGCCCACCCAGAGCAGAACCCAAGTTCAGCGGGTCTTGACCAAGCGCTTCAAGCTGTTTCATCTGATTTAGATAAGCCTCGTATGGGCCTAGAGCCGCTGCCTGGCCGGCGTAGCCTTGCGTAAGCAGATTGCCACCAGTGCCTAACAAACCAGCACCAAACCTAGCCTGATCCATACCGGCTTGTTGTGCGCCAGCCGCCAGTTGAGCATCCTGTTGGGCAATGGCGTTGTAATAGGCTTCCAATTCTGGGCTGGCTGCACCTAGACCCCCTGCGCCACTAGGACGAGCGCCGGTAGCGCCAACAGCTAAACCGCCGCGCCCAGTCTGAAATAACTGGTTTTGCAGTTGCGCCATCTGGCGCTCGCGGCTTGGGGCTAGCAACTCTTGTTGACCAGCCATGTACTGCTGAGCTGCTTGTTGCGGCGACTGAGCCAAATACTGCTGACCAAGGCCAAACAGACCTTGAGCGCCCTGTTGCAATGGAGCAAACTGCTGCTGTGCCATCTCAGCTTGAGACAGACCGCCACCAGCCAAACCCATGAACCTGTCTTGATAGGCACGAAGAGCTGGGTCTAGTGTGTAGCCAGCACCAGAAACACGACCATCAGGCCCAGTCTGGAAATTTGACTGACCAAAGCGGGTTGTAATGCCTACTGGCCTAAAACGCGCTTCTTCAGCCGCAAGTTGCGCGGCTTTAAGTTGCGCGTCGGCTTGTGTACGGGCTGCTTTTTCGGCAGATTTACCTTGTAAATAACCGCCAACAACATCACCAATTGCTTTAAATGGCATATCAAACTCCAATCAAAATTTCGTCCACTTTAGACGGGTCTTTCTCGTCAGTGGCGTGAATACAAAACCAAACGCAATCAGTAACGGCCTTGACGCCNTGCGTCATNCCAGCCTTAATTTCAATGCAAGCTGGCGCGTCAACAATGTCAATCTCTGTNCCTCGCAGAACCGCGACCTTACCCTTGGCAAGAATCGACAAATGGCTGAAGTNATGCGTATGCTTCAGGATAGCTGTGCCAGCCGCAAATGCGGTTTCCTTGGCATACAGGCCATCGCTGAAGTGGTGCGTGATCATGCAGTGCGCTTCCACATATACACTGTAATGTAAGGCTGGTAGTTGGCGTTTGTGCCGCTTGTGCCAGCGGATGCTGTAGTGAATGTATGCTGGTGCGTTGGGATGGTAAGAGTTGCAGTATTCTGGCTTCCAGTACCGCTTGCACCTTGAGGGCGATTACCTAAAGCACCAGACACCGCAAAAGTTCCAGTTGCGGCGTTAAAAATACCAAAGTCACTTCCAAAACCACCTGTTATCGAACCAGCAGACGAACCACCAGCATCCGTTGTACCAGTGTGCGTGTGGCTTGGCAATGTCGAATCCGCACTACCACCAGTTTCTTCAGCCGTGTCGAACAGGACATTGGCAGAATTAAGGCTGACCAACACTCGGCCAGCGCCAAAGGTAGTCCAAGTGCCAAAACCCAACAGAGTGGCAGGATTGGTCGCAACCGTGGCGTTGATGTAAATTGAGCCGACAGGATGCAGTGCCGCAAGTGCTGCTTGCACAAATGCAGTAGTGGCAAGCAAGGTTGAACTGTTACCAAAAGTCTGGGTTGTTGCAATCGTACCTGTTGGCAGTGTTGGCGTACCTGTAAAAGTAGGCGAAGCCAAGTCAGCCTTGGTTGCAATCGCCACCGAAATGTTTACGAACTCGGTGTTGATCTCCGTGCCTTTGACAATCTTTAGCGGGTCGCCAGAAGTTAACGCATCTTTAGTGGCGAAGTTAGTGCTCTGTGTATAGTTACTCATATTGTTTTCCCGTCTTTGCTTTGGATTTCAATCCGTTGAATAGACAGCGCAGAGCCATCAATGTCAGCCTCATAGCCTGTTTGCACGATTTTACCGCTACCAGAGGCAGACACGCTTAATGTTTGCAAAGCCACACCATTGGCGTATTGAGCAAGCACCGTGGCATTTGCGCCGTACTCAGCAATTGCGTATTCAGAAACTGCTTGTGTTGGAATTTGTGCGTTGGTTGCAAGATAGTTGGCGCTAAAGTCAAAGCCCCACTTGAGCGTTACGAATTGGTTTGTGCCGCCAATCACGATTACCTTTAATCGCTTGAGCAGAGAGGTGACATTGGCATTGCCTAGATCAGCGTGGTTGGTGTAGTACAGCAGCCGATAAGACTCGGTGTCGTCTTGTGAGCCTGTGTACTTGGCAACATAGCTTGTCTTGCCCAGCAACAAATCGCCATTGCGCCTTGAGAGCAACGCTGAAGGCTCAATAGAGTCCCAAGTGGTGACTCTGAACGATCCATCTTGCAACTGTCCGCGAGTGTCAAAACAAAACACAGATTCTGAAAACGGCATTGTTATTAGATAGAACGCTTCCGTTTCAGAATAAACAGACTTAATGTTTGCCAGTGTTTCACCAGCAACGATGTTCATAAAATCACTACGCACATTTTTGGACAAGTCGCCAATCGGCACTGACTTCTCAATCACAGTCCGCGCAAATGATCTCACGCCTGAATTGGACAAAAACAAAACATCTTTGCCAGTGCCTTGAATCGAATCCCTGGCAATGCAACCGATACCCGCAACGGTGTCTGCCAGTGTGATTGTCGAAGGCGTAGTCGCGCCTGAATAGACCAGTATCTGACGCTGACCAAAGATGATCAGAAAGTTGTTGTGGGCAGCTAGGCCGGTGATGTTGTCCGCGCCGTTAGGCCAAACCTGATTAATATTTATCGAGCCTGAAGTGCCGCCCGTCCAAACATGGCCTGATAGCAAATCAGAGAAAAAGACCGTGGTGTTGTCGGTTGATGTATCTGCCACCCACAAGCGGCCATAGGCGCTGATAGCGATGTTGCCCAAAGGCACAGTACCGGCATAGCCAGTCTTCTCACTAACGCGCCTGAAGGTCGTGGTGCTGACAGCAGGATCAAAGATCAGGGGGTCAAAGCCGCTTTGAAAGAAGAAAGTAATGCCATTCAGTGAAGCACAAGCCCAGTTATTGGCCGTAATTACAGGGGCTGTACCGCCGCCGCCGTAAGTCAATTCGCTCACGGCGTTGCTGCCGTCTAGCTTAAACAGCTTGTTGTTGCCTGAAAAGAGAATAGTCAGAGTGCCGTCAGTCTGTACTAGCTCATGGATAACACCTGGAGCATTCGCACCTAAACCACCAGCGGATGCGTTAACCCGCGCCCAACCCTTGCGTGAACCGATACGTCCAAACTGGTCAATCACGCAATTTGTAGCGACTAGCGCAAATCCCGCCGCCAAGTCTAAAGGCGAGTCTTGCGTATTCAGGCCAAAGAATCCTGGCGCTGAAATGCTGGCAGTCTGGAGAGCTTGGCTCATATCGCAACAAACTCTTTATTCTCTGGATAGCGTGTGCCTTCCAAAGCAATCTGGTCAGACAGCATGGCGCGGTAAAGCTGGTACGCCTCAGATGAACTAAGACCGCCATCCTCGCCGCGCTCCACCAGCGCACGGGCATAGGCGTTTTGCACAACTAGCGTGTCAGGAACAAGCACAGATGTGCCATCAGCAGCCAATGTTGCTTGGGGTACTGTCAAAGAGAATGGAATACTGTAAACACCATCAGGACGGGGGTACAACTCCACCTTGGTGTCGCCACTAGCGTCTACCCCGTTAAATGCGTAATATTGAGGCAACCCGTTTGTTGTTGGGACTAGGTTTTGATAACGATTCATCTCCACAAAACTGATGTTTTGCAGACCAATGTTTGATGTTGTGTTAATCGCGTCTTGCACTTGGAACTTCTGTCCAGCACCCGTCATCGAATAGATGTAAGTCGCAGACACGGTAGTGAGAGTGACGGTTGTACCCAGCACGTTCCAGTTAAAAGCGTCCTCAATCTGGCGCTTGGCATCGTTGACAAACAAGCCGATCAGGGTTGAATAAGTTGTTTCGTTGTTGGTTGAGACTTGCGTTTCACGCAAACGAATCAGCACATTGTTGATAAGCTGGAGGTAAGTCATTTCTTGTTCCTTGCGCTGATTGCCTTGGCCTTGGATTTAGCATCCGCTTTGCTGCTAGCCCCCCATGCTTTTAAACTTAACAGCAATCGAGTAGGCTTTCCGTCTTTGTACTCAGGGCCATCATTGCCGCCCATTCTTGCTAAGAAGCTAGCCCTGCGCGGGTTGTCGCCCGATTTTACAGGGGGCTTGATGTCTTGCCCAGCAGCCTTCAGACTTGCGCGTCCAGCAGCATTGAGGCCACCTTTTGGGTTCTGTCCTTCCTTGCGCTGCCAAGCGGGAGTTTTCATCGGTAGCCTTTAGTCTTTGCCGCTATCTTTTTAGGTTGCGCTACGAATTGTTTCCCCGCAGCTTTGCCAGCACGTTTCGCCCGAGTTGTCGCAGCGTACTCAGCATTGCTGAGACTTTTGATTGCAGCGCTTGGAAGGTATCGCTCACCAGTTTCAGAAGATTTTTTACCACTTTTAGTTCTCCAATCTTGGTCGCCCCAATCCTTTAGGCTTTTCTGGGTAGCTTTCATTTTTTCTTCGGTGGCGTATGGGTTAAGACTTTACTGGCTGGTGTGTGCTTTGCACCTGTCATCAAGACAGCACCAGCTTTGTGAGTCTCACCTTTATACAGCTTGCCGTCCGGTGTGTAATGCGCTTTTGTCTTGCTCACGATTTATACCCCCCGCCCTTAGCTTTGTACTCTTTTGCTAAGAGTTGTGCTTTTCTGGCTGACCATTCGCCAGCGCCCGTGCCTTGCACAGCCTGGCCCTTGATCTTTTCAAACAAAGCCTTCCGCATGGTGGGCTTTGTGTAGACCGCCGCTTGGTTGACTTTGCTTTTCATTTTTTCTTCACCTTTGCTTGTGACAGCGCAATTGCCATAGCTTGCTTTGGGTCTTTGAC